GCATGGCGTTCTTTCCGTATTGACTCAATTGAAAATGTGGAATATGCATAATGGGTTTGAATGTTATTGATGATTCCGAAACCGTAGAACTTGGTCCATCCAAAGATGGCACCTACACTGGTGCTATGGGTGGAACAGAGTTGATGAACAAAGCACTCTATGAGCGAGTAGATAATGCTCTGCTCGATGAGTTCTATATTATCAAGTCACGAGTGCGTTGGACCGATAAGAATCGCCCTAACATCCTCTGGCTGCACGATACATGGGACGATCCTGAGTCTCAACATCTCCGTGAAGCAGAATCTCGCAATCGATTCAAGAAGTTGGTATTCGTTTCCAACTATCAGATGCAGACCTATAACATGGGGCTGGGTGTTCCATACAGTCAGTCTGTTGTGCTCAAGAATGCAATCGATCCGATTCCTCAGCATGAGAAGAGTAAGGATCAAATCAAACTGATCTATCACACCACACCCCATCGTGGTCTGAATATTCTGGTTGCAGCAGTTAAAGAACTGGCAAAGACCTTTGGTGATAAGATCCACCTTGATGTGTATTCTTCTTTTGAAGCATATGGGTGGAAGGAACGAGATAAGCCATTTGAGCAATTGTTCCAAGAGATCAAAGATCATCCGCAGATGACTTATCATGGCTATCAGCCAAACGATGTAGTGCGCAAAGCACTGCAGGAAGCACACATCTTTGGTTATCCGAACATTTGGCCAGAAACATCTTGCATCGCCGCCATTGAAGCAATGAGTGCTGGTTGTGAGGTGGTCTGTCCGAACTTTGCTGCGCTGCCTGAAACAACTGGTAGTTTTGCTCGGATGTACAACTTCCACGAGGATGTAAATGAGCATGCAAATATTTTTGTCAATCAGTTATACCATTCAATCAATCAGCGTCTCTCTGACTATATGGTAGCGAAACTTGACTTCCAGAAGAACTGGGTGGATAATTTCTATTCTTGGGATCTCCGTGCTGCGGAGTGGACGGCATTCTTACAGAGTCTGAGGAAGAAGTGATGGTTAAAAAGCGCAAGCGCAAGATGACACCAGAGCAAAAGCAAGCAGCAGCAGAGCGTCTTGCAAAGGCTCGAGCCGCTCGTCAAGCTGCGAATCCGCCTGAGTACAAGAACATTCATGATAGCGTACTCAAAAGAGAGCCAGAAGATCCTCTCTCGCTCCAGAGTGTGCGTTCTTGGATCAAGAATACCAAAGAGCGTATCTCCGCAGAAAAACAAAATCTCCGCCTTGGAGACAAGGGAGCAACTGCTCGTATTGCTTCGCTCGAAGGATATGTGCGGAATCTTCAGGCATACCTTTTGCATGGTGACTACATAGATATGTACTGGGGCGAAAATGCGGAATACCGCACCAAGAGTGTTTGTATCGCTCCATCCTTTAAGAAAGGGTATATCCAACGCACTGTTGGCGTTTGGTATCGTGACATTGGAATGGTTTGGACCGAGGATTTGGACAAAGCAGAAAGGGCACTTCGTGGCTGAAATTGTCGACTTCAATAAAGTCAAGCAACAAAAACAAGATGAACAAGACTTCCTCGCAATGGAAGAATGCGACGAATTGACGCAAGAAATTGCCGATGAAATGAACGAAGTTCTCGCTGCATATGGATTTGAGGTTCGTGACGAACAGTTTGCCGAAAACTTTTTTCTTGTGATGGAGTCAGTTCGATCTTTATTGTACAGTGAAAACGGTATCCATCATCCATTCCAGACCATGATCGAAAATATGATTGATGTCGCAGTCAATGAAGAAACAAATACTTACCATGTCTATTGGAAAGAAAGACCCACTGACGAGGGTTTCATTCAGGGAATAGTTGACATTGGAGAGGAATTCGATTAGAATATAGTTTCAACTATATTGAGATTTTACAATGATTATCTTAGACTTGAATCAGGTTATGATCAGCAACATGATGATGCAGCTGAATCATAATGCTGATGTGGAAGAGGATTTGGTTCGCCATATGATCCTCAACTCTATTCGGATGTACAAGCAGAAGTTCTCAAAAGACTATGGCGAATTCGTCATTGCCTGCGATGACAAGAACTACTGGCGCAAAGACATTTTCCCCTATTATAAAGCACATCGCAAAGAAGATCGTGCAGCATCTACGCATGACTGGAACAAGATCTTCGAAGTGCTGAATAAGATTCGTGACGAGCTGAAGCAGTTCTTTCCATATAAGGTTCTTCAGATCAATCGTGCAGAGGCAGACGATATTATTGGTGTGCTTGTTCGAGAAAAAGGCACATATCTAAATAATGAAGATACAGAGCGTGTTCTGATTCTGTCAGGCGATAAAGACTTTGGTCAGCTGCAGAAATATACGAATGTGGATCAGTTTAGTCCAGTCCAGAAGAAGTGGATTCGTGTTACAGATCCTCGCCGATTCCTTCGTGAACATATCATGAAAGGTGATCGTGGCGATGGCATTCCAAACTTCCTGTCTGACGACAGCACCATTATTTCTAAGCAGCGACAGAAACCACTAGCATGCAAGAAGTTGGAAGGCTGGATCGATCTAGAGCCAGAACAGTTTTGTGATGACATCATGCTGCGAAACTATAAGCGCAACGAAGCACTCGTTGATCTGGAGCAGGTTCCAGATAATATTGCTGATGATATTCTTGAGCAGTATCGCACCTATGAGGTTCCGAAGCGTGGTGGGTTGTTGAACTATTTTATCAAAAACAAATTGAAGAATCTGATGGATTCAATTGGGGATTTTTAATGACACCGAAAACATTTGATGAGATCTTTCTTGAAGTTGAAAAGGCAACGAAGAAAGCAGACAAGATTGCTATCCTACACAAACACAGCAGTCCTGCAATGAAAGCGATTCTTGGATACACCTATGATCCAAATGTAAAGTGGCTGCTGCCTGAAGGCACGCCACCATTCAAAGCAGCTGCAAAGGGTTCAGACTATGAGAGTCGTCTGTCCTACGAGATCAAGAGATTGTATCTGTTCGTTGACGGACCAACTGACGCACAAAAGAATCTGAAGCAAATTCGTCGTGAACAATTGTTCATTGAAATGCTTGAGAATATTGATCCAAGAGACACGAAGGTGTTGATTGGAATGAAGGATCGGAAACTGCCATACAAGGGTCTCACTCGTGCTCTTGTTGCCGAAGCGTTTCCGAAGTTGGCTGCAACCTGGTGAAAGGAAGATAGGAGTCTGTTGTGGGTAAAACTACAAAGCGATTCAAAGAATATTTGGAAGAGAGCGGTGGCATTCGTCACAAGAAACTGAAGAAAGAATCAAGACACAATTTCAAGGAACACTTGAAAGACTTGATTGAACATGAGGATTGGGACGAACTTGAGGATGAAATCAGTGAGCACGAACATAGCGATCATTATCGGTAATGGTAAGTCAAGAGAACAAATCAATCTTGACTCGCTCGTGGGTCAGGGTACTATTTTTGGGTGCAATGCTCTCTATCGCAATTTTGATGGATATGATTATCTGGTTGCGATAGATAATCGAATGATCGATGAGATTCAGACCACTGAAAAGCGTTTGAGTGGTAAAGCAATCTTTCCTCCCGAAGAAGAACGATGCGAAGAAACCACTGGTCGGCGAAATAATGCTGGCATGGTTGCTATGCGTGAGGCAATTAAACAGGGACATAATATATTATATTGTCTGGGGTTTGATTTTATTCTCGAAGGCGAGCAATCTGTTTCAAATGTTTATAAAGATTCTCGGAATTATGAACCGCACACTCAATCAAATATTGAGGACAATTATAATCGAATTAAATATTTGGAATGGTTTTCGGATCAATATCCCGAGGTTAAATTCGTATTTGTAATTCCTGATAATATTAAAACAAAACCAATCGATTCTCCAAATATTATTGGCTTGACTATTCCTAAGTTTTTAGAGAAGATAAATAATTAAATCACCTACAATGGAGATTATTATGCCAATTGAATGGGGTATTATCTTTCTCGGCACAATTGCTGCTGCAGCATATTTTTCCTACAAATCAGGGTATCGAGAGGGAGCTGCAGACGGAGCGGACACTCTCCTCCATTCCCTGGCTGCACAAGGGATTATCGAAATCGAAGAGGCAGAGGACGAATCCTAATAAAATCAACAACTTACGATCCATAGGGGAAACCTTATGGGTGGGCATCGATCCATAAAAAAATACAATCAAAAAAGTCAAAAAAGTTGTTGCTTTCCGACTCGGAATGCGACATAATTCTCCTGTTGATTGAGAGAACTACAGGAGTTTGATATGTCTAAAATTGATTTCATCGCCGCTCGTGACGGCAAATTGGTAATGTTCGCTGGTGATCGTGAGATCATCGCCTCCAACGATCCAATCAAATTGGCTGATGTCGCACTCAAGAGTGGTGGTTTCGACACGATGGTTCGTGGATCCTCCACCTGCTGGGAAGCTGCCGAGAATGGATGGTCGTCTCAGCTTGCTTTCGACCTGGTTTGGGATCGAGTGTGCGATCTCGTTTAATGAGGTCATAAAAAACTTTCATGACGAAAGTTGTTGACATCCTCGTCGGATCGGATATAATACTCGTGTTGATCGAGAGAAAAGGAGAGAAAAATGAGTAAGATGAGTGATTTGTCGATTCAAATTCAAGAAATGTTAGAAAATAACATTGGTGCACCGAATGGTCTATCCATCGTGCAGATCGCTGAGAAGTTGAATGTTCCAGCGGAATGGGTTCACTGTGAATATGAATATATGCTTGAAGAAGTATATGGTTGATAAGGAGAGAGAAATGATTGCAAATTATCCAGCTTGGCGTGAGTATGTCATTGAGATGGTCGAAGAAGGTGTGTTTGACAAGATGACTTTGCTGCACGCTGCTCTGCAGTATATGAGCAATGATGATGTCAAGGACATGCTGGCAATCAACGAATTGCTGCCAGAAGATGACGATTTCGATGACTACAACTATGTCGGTTCTCCGATGCATTACTAAGGAGAGAGAAATGGGAATTCAAACTTACTATCCTGTGAAGGTCAAACTGAAAGTGGCTGACCGTCGCTACAAAACTGGTTATCGTGTCGACACAACTTCAGTGTACGCTCACTACAATCATCCAGGAAGATTCCATCCTGATCTGAATAAGGATATTGCCTGCATCGCAGCAACTTCTGGTAACATTTTGGAGCT